CGCGCGATCGCCTTCTCGGCGACGTCGCGGTCGTAGCGCACCCGCTCCGTGTAGATGCGGTCGTCGTCCTTGCACACGGCGAGGTAGAGCGCCCGGTCGATGCCGAGGCCGTGCATGTAGCATTGCATCTGAATGAAGTGGCGCGGCTTGGACTTTTCCACGCCGTGCTTCTCGAGGTCGTCAAACGACTTGGCGCTGTGCGTCTTGAACTCGGCGACATGGGCCTTCTTCGGCGCCTCGGGCACGCCAGACCGGATCACGGCGTCGACGGAGCCGGACACATGGCACCCAAAGTCCACGCGCTGCTGCTCACCCTCGTCGATGACGCACCCGATCGCCCGGAGGTCGCCGAGAATCGTGGGCTCCTCACGGTGGCCACGGCGGAACAGCCGCAGCATGCGCCCGCTGAAGGGCTCGATGACGGCCCACCTGAACTTGAGCCAGAGCCACCGGTCGCACTCGTGGCCCAGCTCGCTGCATCCCATGTGTGGGCGCGGGGGTTCCTGGCGGGCCTCGTGGTAGCGGTCGATCGCCTCGGCGGTGAGGCTGCGCGGGGGAGGAATGGGGGCCATGAATCACCAAAAGAAACGGGGGCCACGGGCGCCCCCGGTTGAGGTCAGCGGTCGAGGACTCGGATGTAGGCCCTGCCCGAAAACTCGTCCTCGTGAATGGCGCTGGTGATCTTGGCCAGCGCCTCGGCGATCTTCTCAAGAGCCTCCACCTTGCGCCGTTCCAGCGCCTCGGCTTCGGTTTCCAGAGACGGCCCGCTCACTTCTTCCCCCAAGGCGGCGTCTTGCCGGTGCTGGCGGGAGCGGACGACGGAGCCGACGGCGCGCCACCACCGATCGCCTTGTAGCCCTTCACCTCGTTCTGGGTGCCGTAGTCCGCCGACTCGCGGATCGTGACCTTGACCGAGACGTGACGCCCGATCAGCTGGTCCGTGTCCTCGAGGCGGGGCAGGCCGACGGCGCGCATCAACTCGCCGAGCTGCTGCTGCCCGATCTCCTCTGCCTTGGGGTTCGGGTTGCGCAGGTTGATGTTGGAGAACAACACCCGACCCTGGTGCGACGGGCCAGTCACGTCGATCCGCAGCTTGATGTAGCTGCCGGTCTTGGCGTTGGTCTGCTTCACCTCTGCGGCGCTGATCGTGCCGGCGTACCAGCCAGCGGGGATCGGGGAGAAGTCGCGATCGACCTTCGGGAGATCGTCGGCGACGTATGCGGTGTCAAGCTTGGCCATGTCTCAGTGCTCCTTCTTCGTGATGCTGAAGCTGGGACGGCCCGGCTTCGTGGTGATCGCCCCGGTCAGGGGCTTGGTGATGCTCTCGTCGGCGCGGTCCCACGCCTTCGCGTTGATCTCGGCCTTCCATCGAAAGAGGGCCGACAGGTGGTCGGTCAGCCCAGCCTCGCGGGCGAGGTCTTGCAGGGCGTCGGTGTCGACCTTGCGATCGATGCGACCCACGATCTTGACCTCGACGTCGTCGAAGTCGCGCCGCATCGTGCCATCGAGGTCGGCGGGCACCTTGAGGGCGGCGGCGATCTGGTCCTCGAGGTCGCGCCGGCGTTCCTGGGCGGCGCGCTCGGCTTCCTTTGCTTCCATCCATGCGGTGAGGAGGTCGATCACGGCGCACCCCCGATCTTCCCGATCAGCGCCTTCAGGTCGTACGGCTCCCACATGTCGAGGCGGCCAGACCGGTCCTTCGCGTGCCAGACGCCATCGTCGTGGCACTGGAAGACGCGCTCCACCGTCTCTCCGGTGCGATGGACGCGGACCACCACCACCTCATCGAAGAAGTAGGGCAGGTCGGCGGTCAGCTTCTTGCCAGGCATGCTGGCGACGTAGCGGACCTCGCCCATCTCCGTGGCACCCTTCTCGATCTTCGCCGTCATGACGACGTGACGGTTCGGCAGGTCGCGGAAAGCGCGGATGACGCCGGCCATCTTGTCCTGCATCTCGCCGTAGGCCGCGCGCGGATCCTTGGCGCCCTTGGTGCCCGGCTTGCGCTCGTCGGCCAGCACCACCTCGGCGATCTCGGACAGCGAGTCGATCCCCACCGCGTTGAACTGGCGAGCCTCGGCGGACTCCGTCAGCCACGCATACGCCTCGTAGAGATCGTCGATGCCGTTGATCTGGATGTAGGGCTTGTCCGCCTGTCGAATGGAGAGAAGCCCCTCCTCGGCAGACAGGATCACGATGTCGTCGAGGTGGGCAAGCGCCCGGGTCTTGCCTGCGCCGGACTCACCCGGGATCAGGACTTTGACGAACGGGGCAGACAGGCTGCCCGTGCGGCGTAGTGAAATGGCCATGCGGCCCTCCGTTGTGGCGCGGTCCGGTTGATCGGGTTGCGCCGTTGCATATGGACACTACAGGCACCATATGGAACAGTCAAGCACGAACGGAGGCACGATGTCAGCAGATCAGATTAGAGCCGCGATGGCGGACCGGGGAATCAAGATCAAGGACGTGGCGAAGGCCACCGGGCTGTCGCGGGGGACCATCTATCGCTTCCTGAAGGGCGAAGCGGAGGCGCACCCGTCAACGTTGGTGCTCCTCGAGGGCTACCTGAAGGGGGTGCTCCGTGGCTGATCTCACCCGCTACTTCGGTGGCGCCTTCATCCCCCAAGACCCCGGCACGCCAGAGGAACAGCTGATCCGCGCCATGGAGGTGGCGGGCATCGATCCCCCGGCGTCGGTCGTCCTCGACGGCAAGATCCACCGGTTCAAGGCCAGCGCCGGCAAGGAAAAGTCGGGCTGGTACATCGCCTACGCCGACGGCGTCCCCGCCGGGCGCTTTGGTGACTGGCGTACCGGCCTCGACGAGACGTGGCGGGCGGACATCGGGCGCCGGCTCTCTGCTGCGGAAGAGGTGGAGCACGCGCGGCGCATGGCCGAGGTGAAGGCCCAGCGTGACGCCGAGGCGGAAGCCCGCCATGAAGTGGCGAGCGACGTGGTGTCCCGCATCTGGGAGGACGTGGCGCCGGCGCCGGCAGATCACCCCTACCTGGTGCGCAAGGGGGTCAGGCCCCACGATCTCCGCGTCACCGGCGACGGGCGCCTCGTGGCCCCGCTCTACTCACCAGAGGACGAGCTCGCCAGCCTCCAATACATCGACGCCACCGGCGGCAAGCTCTACCACCCCGGCGGGCAAACGGGCGGGTGCTTCACCCTGATCGGGGAGATGGACCCCGAGGGTGTGACGTACATTGTCGAGGGCTACGCCACCGGCGCCACCGTCCACGAGGTGAGCGGGCGCCCGGTCGTGGTGGCCTACAGCGCGTCCAACCTCGTCCCCGTGACAGAGCATTGGCGGTCCCGCCTGCCGGGCGCGGACCTCTGCGTCGTGGCCGACAACGACAAGTCCGGCGTGGGCCAGCGGTACGCCGAGCAGGCGTCCGCCCGGTGTGCTGGCGTGCGCTACGTCGTCCCGCCCATCCTCGGCGACGCCAACGACTACGTCCAGGCCGGCAAGGATCTGGCGTCCCTGCTCGCCCCTCGAGCCCCGGACTGGCTGATCCCGGCGGACGACTTCGCGTCCCAGCCGGCCCCGATCTCGTGGTTGGTGAAGGGATGGCTTCAAGAGTCGGCCTTGATCATGGTCCATGGCCCCTCGGGCGGCGGCAAGACTTTTGTGGTCCTCGACTGGTGCCTGCGCATGGCGGCCGGCGCTCGCGAGTGGTTCGGGTGCCGGGTGAAGCCCGGCCCGGTGGTCTACCTCGCCGGCGAGGGCCATCACGGCCTCCGTGGTCGTGTGGCGGCCTGGAAGGTGAAGCACGGGGCCGGGAAGCTCTCCATGTGGCTGTCCCGAGACGGGTGCGACCTCGACACCGCCGAGGGCTTGAACCGGGTGAAGGCCAACGTGATGGCGCTCGGGGTGCGGCCGTCCCTGATCGTGGTGGACACCCTCCACCGGTTCTTGTCCGGCGACGAGAACAGCGCACAGGACACCCGCGCCATGTTGGCGGCATGCTCGAGCCTCATGGGCGACTTCGGGTGCTCCGTGCTGCTCGTCCACCACACCGGCGTGTCGGAGGAGGCGCAGGCCCGTGCGCGTGGCTCGAGCGCATGGCGCGGCGCGTTGGACATTGAGATCAGCGTAACGCCAGCGAAGGACGACAGGCCCATTACCATTACCCAGCGGAAGTCCAAGGACGCCGAGATGTTGGAGCCGGTCCACGGGAAGCTGGTCAGCGTCGTGATCCCAGGGTGGGTGGACGAGGATGGCCAGCCGGTGTCGTCTGCCGTGCTCGAGCAGGAAGCGGCGCCGGCTGCTGCGCCGACTGAAAAGAAGGGTTTTCCAAAGCACCGCAAGGCGTTTGAGAACGCATGGTGGGGCAGCGGATGCGAGCTGGTCGACGGGTGCCCCTACGTCAGCCGCGCCGCGCTGCGAAACCACCTCGAGGTCAACCTCGGCATGAAGCCAGCCAGCGCCAATCAGGCCACCAAGCCGGGTCAGGCCGGGAGCATGATCCGCGAACTGCTGGATGCGGGGTTCATCAAGCCGACAGATCACGGGTGGGTGATCTGTGATCAGGAGAGATCCAGCGCCCTGATCTGTGCAAAACAGGCGGACTAGCCTGCGGTTTTTTGCCGCAGTTTTTGCGGGTGATTTCGCACGGTAGGGAGGTAGTTTTCTGGTAGTTTCCGGTAACTACCTACCGGGGGCGAGGCGGACCGAGGTAGTAGGTAGGTAGTGGGGGCTTAGAATAAGCCCCACTACCATACTACCGACCGACGCGGCGGAGTTGACCTACCAGCGGGATGGTGAGTAGAAAGAGATCACACCACTACGCGCCCTCGTCTCTCCCCTCTCTGGCGCGGTGTGTGAGCCCCGGCACCCACCGGATCGCGGACGACCCCCACCTGGCGCGGTGGGGGTTGGTCTTTTGTGGGGGTGATCTCTCCAACCTTTCGGAAATCCCGAACAGTTGCCCCTGATCCCGCATCCCAACGCGCCACCGCAGTAGATGCTTGACATCTGCGCTACGGCGTGTAGACTGATCTCACGGCGGATGGGACCGCCGGTTGAGGAGAGACACAATGACCACCTTCACCGCTATCGCCACCATCGCTGACCAGATTGCTTCCGACGTCGTCAATGGAAAGTCGCGCGGCCATGGCCCGAGCGCCATGCTGAATGTCGACGATACCCGCAAGGCGATCGCCAAGCGCGACTATGATGCTGC